CGGGTGTCTATTATATATAGCAAGGTACTCGCGTGCGTAAACGATGCCATAGGAAATGACGGTGTGATAGATACGGTTGCCATTCGGCAGAAGGTGTGGAAGTTAATAGAAGTGCATAGCGATGAGCCGACGTTCCTGAATTGGATTGAAAATCAAATACCGAAGCTGGACGTGAAGGAAGGCACGCGCAAGCATTATGATACGCTGCTACTTCGGCTGACAGAATATAACAAAATACGACGCTGGCAGGATGTTACGGTGGAGAATATCGTCAATTTCGACTATTGGTTGCATCAGTTGAAAGGTAAAGCCAATGCTGAAGGTGCGAAAGCTCATGGCAGGATTGTCAACGGTCTGAGCGCTGGCACCATCTGGAACTACCATAAAAATTTGAAGACTCTTTTGAACCGTGCATCTAAATTTGACAAGATTGAGCGGAATCCTTATGAAAAACTACGTGGCCAGTTCAATAGAGGAGAGAAGGAGAGCGTGGAATATCTGACGGAAGATGAAATGGCAACTATCATGAACTTAAAATTGTCTGAAGATTCTATGATTTCTCGTTGTCGCGACTTATTCGTTTTTCAGATGTGGACTGGTCTCTCATACTCTGACGCTGAAGCATTCGACATTACGGAATATAAGAAGGTCAAAGGCAAGTGGATCAACACCGGCGAACGTATCAAGACGGGCGTGCCTTATATCAGTCAGCTATTGCCTCCAGTGGTCGATGTACTGAAGAAACACGACTGGAAGACTCCTCAGATTGAAAACGCTGTGTACAACCGCATGCTGAAGGCGATTGGTGAAATGGCTCAGATTAAGACGCGCCTGCACTCTCATTTGGCCCGCCACACGTTTGCTACCTACATGCTGAGCAACGAAGTTCCCATCGAACGCGTCGGAAAGATGTTGGGGCAAAAGAACGTCAGGACCACCCAACGATATGCAAAGGTGCTGGCTCAGGACGTGCACGACGAATTTGACAAAGTGGCAAAGAAATTCAATAAGAAGAAATAAAAAGACACCGAGGCTATTCTGTCTCGGTGTCTTGATTCAGTTTCGCATTTTCCTGTCGCATCATTTCGCGCAGTCGCTCCACTTCTTCGCTGGTCGGCTGGTCGTCACGGTCAACGATCATCTTTTCCCAGGGGAATTTGATTAAGTCGGTATCACGATAGATGCCTGCCTTGCGTAGGTCGGCCATTGATGACATGACGAAGAAAGCGTTCAGTCGTGCACTTTCCCATGCTGTCCTGGCACGAAGGCGATAGCCCTTGATGATGGATCGGATTTCCCACAGCTTCAGGTCGTACAGGAACTCATGCCTGTCGTAACCAATCTCGCCCACGAACAGCTGATACGTTTCGTGGGCGGATGTTAGTTTTTTGGCTGTTCCTCATTCACGTCAGGCTGTTCTTCCTTGGCTTCCGCGTCTGCAATAACCTTCGGGATTTGCAACCATTCCATCATCGTCTCTGTGACGGCATTTTTCAGTTCGCCGATTTCCTTGACACTGGCATTCTTCAGCAGATACTCCATTGTGATGCCGGTATCAGGATTGGCTGCAACGATAGCTGCCATGCACAGGGCCATTGTATTCTTCATCTTGCTTAATGACTCGATGTTGAATGGTTCGCCTGCGACTTCTTCATAGGCGATTTCGACTGCCATATTGAACTGGATGTCGATTTCCTCGTTTGATATGTTAACTTTCATAGTTCAGAGAGGTTTATATGTTGTAAATGATTTCTGCAATCTCAGTCGTTGATGAACTGTTGATGTTCGTCAAGTTCCACTGAAGCGGGTTGTCTGAGTCCTTCACTAACGTGAATAGGCTTGTCGAGCTCTTCTTGACAATGACGTTGTAATTGCTTATTTCGAGAGCCAATTCATTTCCGACACTATCGACGATGACCATATTATCCTGAATGTCGAGAGCGTCTACTTCATTCAAGAATAATAGATAGTTAGATATAGTCAGATTTTTAACGACATACGGCAATGTGAAACTCGTATCTACGGTTACCAACTGAAGATCTCCTACACCTATCAGTTTTATGCTTGCTACGGCATTCTGACGGTTCTGTGCTGTGACGTTGATGTCATTGATGACGGCCTTGCCTTTCAGCAGACTTCTAACCTTTCCTCGGTTGTTGGTGCCGCCTGTCATTTCGAGGGAAACGTCCAAAATTTCCTTATCCTCCATAGCGGTTTCGAGGTCACTTAGTACCCATCCTTCACCTCCAGCCGGGTCTTCAACGGCTACTAATTGGTCGGTGCTACAATCCCATGACATGCCAACGATTTCATTTCTCTGCCACCCATCTTCAGTGTCCTTCGTTGAAGACTCGCTGGTCTGCATAGCGCAGTGTAATGTGCACTGGGTGGCTGCGGCCACACAGTCGATACCAAGACGCAATCTGAGGTTTTGCCCTTTTATTGTTGCCATAATTTTGTTGTTTTAAAGTTAAAATCCCCGGCGCGACCTGCGCCGTGCCGAGGCTGAATTAAATAACATTAAACACACTCAAAGTCAAGCCAACGCTCCCGTGCCAACGAATTTCACGCTCAGAGTGGAATTTTGTCTATTGGCTGCCGTAATCGAGATGTCAGTAATATAACACTCGCCTGACTTCTTCAGAGCTGATGTGGTCTTTACGCGGTTTTGTGTTCCGTTTGTCACATCGAACACCAGTTTCAGCTTCGTCTTGTTGATCATTGCTGAGAACAAGTCAACAGGATATTCACCAGTAGTGTCGCTGTCACTGTTCAGAGTTACCAACGAATCGGTTTGAGCATCCCACGATAGACCAACAACTTCGTTCTTCTGCCAGTCCCCTGAATCATCCTTCGTTGACGAATCTTGCACCTCAGCTGCAACGTGGAATTGGCAGCTGGTCGCCATTGCTATACATTTTTCTTGTCCGGAGGTCGTACCTACGAGCACTCGAAGATTTTGACCTTTAATTGTCGTACCCATAATCGTTATCTATTTGTGTCACATTCGTAATAAAGGGCCTGATACACGCATGGCTTGTCTTTGTCGTACTCCACGCCACTTGCACGGAAGTGCCAGTCGAGTGGTGCCAGTTCTGCGCCGTCCTCGTCGCTCTCCTCCATCGCGTATAGGTATTCGCGGCATTGTTTGCGGACAGCCTCAGTCATGTCGGCAAGTGCCTCCCTGTCCTTCGCAACGCACAGGATGGTGATGGTCACTTGATCAGTCATGCCCTCAATGTCATCCTTCGTCTCGGACTGGTTGTCTAATTCGTCCAGAGTGATGGTGATATAGGGGATTCTATCTTCTTTCTCGTCAGCAGTAGTGCGGGCGGGGTTGAAGATGCGTCCACCTGTGGCCTTCATGATGGCGGTGTCTGCTTTCAGTGCGCGATAGAAGAACTTGTCTGTACTGAGGCTCATTTCTACGTTTGTGACTTATTAATACTTCGTTTTAATTATCCTTTCCTTCTTTGGGGAAGTGGCGGGCTGACAGCCTTTGCTCGTGCATCGGAGCACCCCGCCACTTATGAACTATGAAAGTTTCCCACAGAGAAGAGTTGAGAGAGAGAGAGAGATTAGCCGCCGATCTCGTTAGAAGATGCAGGCTCGACGAGCTTGATGAGCTTGAAGGCCTGAGGCTTGTTGTTGTTGTTGCCGTTGACCTTGCTTGACAGCTCAACGAGTGAGTAGTCGAGACCCATGCCGAGGGCGATGACGTTGCGGTCAAAGTTCTCCTGAGAGGTTCCGTCCACGTTGAACTCGATGCCATCAGCGTACACCTGCTCGTTCAGGTAGCCGAAGTGACCGATACCGATGTAGCGGTACTGGCCGTCCTTGGTGGCGATACCGTTGGAGGCGATGGCGTAGTCGATATAAGGAGAAACCTTGTAGCGGTAGCCTACGCACTGACCATCCTGTACGACGGTGCGGTTAGAGTCGGTGGTGCCGGGGATGAGCTTGGTGAACTTCAGTTCAACCTCGGTGGCCTTGTCCATGATGATTTCGGGGTCGCCCTCAAAGCCCTTGTCGTACATCTCGGCAATCTTCTTGGCGAGGTTCTTACCGATGTTCTCGTCCAGAGTCAGCTCCTCGACGGTCACGGTAGCGAACGGACCGATAACGTCGCGGT